ACTGTAGTAGAACCTGACGAATATTGATAAAGGTCATCATAATAATTTGTTGCCCAAATTTTTGAGTCATCAGGTTTAATAGCAAAACCATACAAATATGTATTTAATTGTTTATTTATACTAGTATAAGATGCCGTACTTAAATCGTATGGTGTAGTTAAATTATACTGATGTATTACACCGTTTGAGTTTCCTATATAAAATCTTGTTCCATCAGAATTAAATTCAAGCCCTGTTGGTGAAATATTTGGAACGCTACTTGATACGTTAAAACTTGAAACAAGACTATTACCACCATTTATATTCCATGGTGTGGTTAAACTTACTTCAACAATTTTGCTATTTGCAGAACTAGCCATATATATTTTCGATCCATCAGGTTTAAACACAAGACCTATTGGATTAGGCAAACCGCCAAAATTAGTTTGAGTAACGTCTTTTGCGGAAACTAAACTTGCCGTAGACAAATCCCAAGCAGTAGAGAGATGTATTTCTAATAGGTAATCATAACCCCAATTTAGCAAATACATTTTCAGCCCATCAGGTTTAAATGCAATTGACGTAAGTTGGTCTCCATATGAGGCAGTGCTATAAGAATAAATTCTTACATGACTAGCTGTTGTAATATCCCATGCAGAAGACAAATTGTATTCATGCGTTCTTGAATCTGTATGACTAGTTAAGAACATTTTAGTACCGTCAGGTTTAAATGCTACATCAATCAAACCGTTTGTATTTGTACCAGAAGCATATGTAGCTGTATCTGTCGTAAATCCGCTAACATCACTTATACCACCAGAAAGACTTGCCATAGTAATACCACTAGCATCACCTGCACTTTTCAGCCCAAACATCTGCCAAGAACCAGCCGCAATCGTAGAGTTATCTGTAAAAGCAGAACCGCCTGTTGTGTCAAATGCACCGCCAGTAGAGGTTAGAACTACATCACCGCCATTGCCTACGATGCGTTTGCCTACGTCTGTTGAGGCAAATGAGCCAGAGCCTAGTGCTAGGGCATCTGTACCGTTTGAAAATTGGTACATTCTAGAAGAACCACTAGAACCACATCCAAAATAAACTCTTGTTTCACTGCTATCTATGAATATTCCATGAGGGCTAGTACCTGCATTGATGCCTGTGAAATCTGCAAAAACATTAGCATAACTTGCAGAAGTAATATCCCATGCAGTGCTTAAATTGTATTGAAATAATTTACCGTTACCGCTGCTTCCACCAAGTACATACATTCTTGTGCCAGTTGAATTAAATTCAATGTCATGTGGTCCATTATCTTGAATTGCACTGTTAAAAGATGAGGTATAACTAGCAGATGTTAAATCCCATGCGGCTGA